AGGTGACGTATGGCGAAGGCTACCTACGCATCCTGACCGAGTATTGCGACGACGACACATTCGACCAAGACATCAAGATTGGCCGGGTGCGTAATTCGTTTTCGGTATACATGGACCCGACCATCCAAGACCCCTGCGGGGCGGACGCGGAGTGGTGCTTCATCACCGAAGACATCCTCAAAGAAGAATTTGAACGCCGCTACCCCGACGCTAGCCTGATTGCCAGCTTGGAACAGCAGGGCGTTGGCGACCAGTCGCTCAGCCAGTGGATTAACGAAGATACGGTCCGCATCGCGGAGTACTTTTACGCCGAATATGAGCCGGTGACGCTCAATTTGTACCCCAATAACATCGCCGTGTTTGACGATTCGCCCGACGCGAAGCAAATGAAGGCAATGGGGCTCAAACCGCTCAAGACCCGCAAAGTCAACCGCCGCAAAATCAAATGGTGCCGCATCAACGGGTACGAAATCCTTGAAGAACGCGAGTGGGCGGGCAAGTGGATACCCGTCATTCGGGTCATCGGCAACGAATTTGAGGTCGATGGGCGCGTTTTTGTGTCCGGTATCGTCCGAAACGCCAAAGATGCCCAGCGCATGTACAACTACTGGGTCAGTCAAGAGGCCGAAATGCTCGCGTTGGCGCCAAAAGCGCCATTTATTGGCTACGGCGGGCAGTTTGAGGGCTATGAGAGCCAGTGGAAGACCGCCAACACGACCAACTGGCCGTATTTGGAGGTCAACCCCGACGTAACCGACGGTCAGGGCTCTGTTTTGCCGCTACCAGCGCGCGCGCAGCCCCCGATGGCGTCCAGCGGCCTGCTACAGGCCAAAGCCGGGGCCTCCGACGACATCAAATCGACCACTGGGCAGTATGACTCAAGCCTCGGAGCGACCAGTAATGAGCGGTCTGGCAAAGCGATTTTGGCCCGCGAAAAGCAGGGCGACACTGGTACTTATCATTATGTTGATAACTTGGCCCGAGCTATCCGCTACTGCACCCGACAGATAGTAGACCTGATACCGAAAATCTACGATACGCAGCGAATTGCGCGCATTATCGGCGTAGATGGCGAAGCTAATTCGGCGCGTATTGACCCGATGCAGCAGGAGCCTGTCCGCAAAATAGTGGACCAGATGGGCAACACCATCGAGAAAATCTACAACCCTGGGGTCGGCAAGTACGACGTCTGCGTGACGACTGGTCCGAGCTACATGACCAAGCGTCAGGAGGCGATGGACGCCATGTCGCAGATTCTGCAAGGCAACCCGCAGCTGTGGGCGGTGGCCGGCGACCTGTTTATCAAGAACATGGACTGGCCGGGCGCGCAGGAGATGGCGAAGCGGTTTGAAAAGACCATCGACCCGAAACTGTTGGCTGACGACGACAAGTCACCGGCGCTACAGCAGGCCGAGCAGCAGATTCAGGCGATGGGGCAGGAAATGGAGCAGATGCACGCCATGCTTCAAGGTGTCGCGCAGTCGATGGAAGCGCAAGAGCTGAAGATTAAGGCTTACGACGCGGAAACGAAGCGGATTAGCGCTACGATGGCGGGCATGACGCCAGACCAAGTGCAGGATGTGGTGCTAGGCACTATCCACGGTATGATGGAGTCCGGCGACCTGATGCCGCAAAACTCTGGGATGCCTGAGATGCCAGCGCAAGAAATGATGGGTGAACAGCCCTCGATGCCGCCTGAGATGCTTCCTGAGATGATGCAGCAGGAGCCGATGCAATGAAGTGCGCCGAGTTTGTAGGGCTGTTCTTTCTGGCGCGGGACGTGACGCACAGCGTGCATTTGAACACTCGCAGCTATGCCAAACACAAGGCGCTGCAAGAGTTCTACGAAGAAATTGTGGACTTGGCGGATGGGTTTGCTGAAGCCTATCAGGGCCGGCATGGCCTGATTGGCCCCATTTCGTTGCAATCCACTAAGAAGACCAGCAACGTGGTGGAGTTCCTGCAAAATCAGGTAGAAGAGATTGAAGCCGCCAGGTACACCGTGTGTTCCAAGACTGACACGCCGTTGCAAAATTTGATTGACGGGATTATTGAACTTTACCTGTCAACTCTCTACAAGTTGAGGTTCCTTTCATGATTAAAGACGTCACAAGTACTTTTCCATTTCAACAAATTTCGGTGCCCGCATCTAGCACCGCGTTGACCGTCCCAACACGCGACACCTTAGGCATGGCAGGCACGCCAACGGTGGCAATGATTCAGTGCGAAAATGTCGCCGTGCGTTGGCGCGATGATGGCGTAGCCCCTACAGCCGGTGTCGGTATGCGGCTTGAGCCCAGTTCAATTTTGATGTACGACGGCGATTTGACTCGCATTCGGTTTATTCAAGTAGGCGGCGGTAGCACTCTTAACGTGAGCTATTACAAATGAATTTACTTCCCACACCCACTCTAATAAACCAAATCAACACGGTGTCCGCTGTGACCGGCGGCGGAACCGCCGAAGACGCAGCGACTTCGGCTAACCCGCTTATTGCTGGTGGCGTAGTACGCGCAGCGGCCACCCCGCCAATTACGTTTGTTGCGGGCGATGCGGCCCGAATGACCATGACTAGCGCTGGCTTGCTAACCGTGATGCCGTTCACCACGCCAGAAGCGGGCTGGACTTATGCGGCGGCGGCGGCTGGTATTGTTAACACCACCACGGCGGTGACGGTCAAGACAGCCGCTGGCGCTTCGCTTCGCAACTACATCACCAACATTCAGGTGATGTCGGAAACCCTAACCACGGCGACCGAACTGGCTATCCGCGATGGCGCGGGCGGCACGGTCATCTGGCGGACGAAGATTCCGACCGGCGGTTTGCCTACCATGAACATTGATTTTAACGTGCCGTTGAAAAGCACCGCCAACACCCTGTTGGAAGTCTTGACGCTAACCGCGTCTGGCGCTGGCGCGGTATATATTAACTTGCAGGGTTTTGTTGCCCCGTGATGATTTTTCTCGTATAACTGCGAACAACCGTACCGGCGAGGTTCACCGGGGGCTTTTTAGGAGCCAGTGATGAGTGATGAGGATTTATTAGCGGAAGTACCCGCGCCGGAACAGGTAGCGACGGCAGCACCTGAGCCCGATGTTTCAGCGCCGGAAGTTGAAGAGCAGGCAGAGCCCAAGACCTTCACACAAGAAGAGCTTGATGCGATTGTCAGCAAACGGCTTGCAAGAGAGCAGCGTAAGTGGGAGAGAACTCAGCAGCAGAAAGCGCCGGTTCAACCGGCAGAACTGCCGCCAGCCGACCAGTTTGAAAGCGTAGAGGCTTATGCCGAAGCGCTGGCTTCGCGTAAAGCAGAGCAACTGATTCAGCAGCGGACGGCTCAGCAGCAGCAGACTGAGGTTCTTGAGGCGTATCACGACCGCGAGGAAGAAGCGCGGGGCAAGTACGATGACTTTGAACAGGTCGCGTACAACCCGAATCTTCCGATTACAAACGTGATGGCTGAGACGATTCATTCTTCGGACATTGGACCTGACCTGGCGTATTACCTTGGGTCTAATCCGAAAGAAGCTGACCGTATTTCCCGGCTATCGCCGTATTTGCAGGCCAAAGAAATTGGTCGGCTGGAGGCCAAATTGGTCGCCGAGCCGGTAACAAAACGGGTATCTAACGCGCCTGAGCCGATTCAACCGGGCAAACCGCGTGGTGCTACGGCACCGAGTTTTGATACCACTGACCCGCGTTCGATTAAGAGCATGACGACCAGTCAGTGGATTGAAGCCGAGCGGCAACGCCAGATTAAGAAGCTGGAAGCGCAAAAATTTCGCTAATAGGAGCCCATAATGGCTAACTCATTGCTTACGATTGATATGATCACTCGGAAGGCTCTCGAAATCCTCGAGAACAACCTTGTGATTTCTCGCAACGTGAACCGTCAATACGACGATTCATTTGCTGTCGAGGGCGCCAAAATTGGCTCGACCCTCCGCATCCGTCTGCCTGACCGCGCGCTTGTCACCGATGGCGCCGCCCTCCAGGTGCAGGATGACAACGAACAGTTCACCACCCTCGCTGTCGCTTCGCAGAAGCACATCGGCGTCAACTTCACCTCTGCTGAACTCACCATGCAGCTGGATGATTTTGCCGAACGTGTGCTGAAACCCCGCGTCAGCCAGCTGGCCGCTTCTGTTGATGCCGACGTCGCCAACGTCTACAAAAACATCTTTCAGTCGGTCGGCACCCCCGGCACCACCCCGGCTACCTCGCTTGTTCTGTTGCAGGCGCAGCAGAAACTGAACGAATCCGCTGCTGGTATGTCGCCGCGCTACGCCACCGTCAACCCGGCGGCTAACGCTGGTCTGGTCGAAGGCTTGAAAGGCTTGTTCAACCCCACCGGCACCATCAGCCGCCAGTTTAAAAACGGCATGATGGGCGAAGGCATTCTGGGTCTGGACGAAATCAACATGTCCCAGTCCATCGCGACTCACACCACTGGCTCGCGGTCCACGACCGACACCATTCTGGTGAACGGCGCGGTCAGCACTCAGGGCGCCACCACCATCAACCTTGATGGCGGCACCGCTTCGGCCACAATTGCTGTTGGTGACGTGTTTACCATCGCGAACGTGTTTGCGGTCAACCCGCAGACCCGTCAGTCTACTGGCTCGCTTCAGCAGTTTACTGTTACCTCGTTGGCTACTGCGTCTTCGGGCGCTTGGACGAACGTGGCGATTTCGCCGGCCATCTACACCAGCGCGAACGCGCTAGCGACGGTGGATTCGTTCCCCGCCGACAACGCGGCGGTTACTTTTATCGGCACCGCTTCGACCCAGTACCCGCAGAACCTTGTGTACCACAAGGATGCCATCACGCTGGCGACCGCTGACCTTCTGCTGCCGCAGGGTGTGGACATGGCTAGCCGCCAGGTTCACAACGGCATCAGCCTGCGTATTGTCCGTCAGTACGACATCAACAACGACCGTATGCCTTGCCGTATCGACGTGCTGTATGGTTTTGCGACCATTCGCCCGCCGATGGCTTGCCGCATCTGGGGTTAAGGAGAAAATATCATGGCATTTCCTACTTCTGGTGGCGGCTATCAGTTTACTGACGGCAACCTTAACGAACCGAAAATTGGCGTTCAGCCGGACCCGGCGGTTGTTACCGCTGCGGCCACGCTGACGGCGGCGCAGGTTCTAACCGGTCTGTTGATTGTCAGCACCGCTGCGACTACGACCAACCAAGCCTACACGCTCCCGACTGTAGCTTCGCTTGAATCTGCGTTGGTGAACCCGAAGCTCAACAGCACGATTGAGTTTGTCGTGATTAACCTCGGCACCTCGTCCGGTACTGCTACTATGACCACCAACACGGGTTGGACGGTCGGGGCTACGCAGGGTGCGGTTGCGGTCGCGGTTACTGCGTCGGGGCGCTTTTTAGGGCGCAAGACGAGCGACACCGGCTGGACGCTGTACCGAATCGCCTAAAAAGCGAATAGGAACGGGGTGGGCAACCACCCCGTTTTCTTTATGCACATCTACCTCAGACACCCAAAACACGGCACCAAAGTCGCTATCGCGGAAGCGGAAGCGGAGGCGGATGAATGCAATGGTTGGGTGCGATATACTCCCGGTGAGCCGGACGCTCCGGTCAACGAATTAGAGGCTAAGCGCCGCCGCCGACCAGCCGCATAGGAGGCCAACATGTCCACAACGGCAGGCGAGCAAATCAACGCCGCGCTACGGTTAATCGGCCAGCTTGCGGAAGGCGAAACGCCGTCCCCAGCCACTTCTCAAGACTCACTCGCCGCGCTCAATCAGATGATTGATTCGTGGAACACCGAGCGGCTTAGCGTCTTCTCAACGCAAGACCAAGTGTTCACTTGGCCGCCTAATACCATCAGCCGCACGCTGGGGCCGTCTGGTGATTTTGAAGGCAACCGGCCCATCCAGCTTGATGACTCAACGTACATGCGCGACGCCACTACGGGCATCTCGTTTGGCATCAAAATGATTAACCAGCAACAGTACGACGGCATTGCGGTCAAGACGGTGACCAGCACCTACCCGCAAATCGTCTGGATTAACATGACGTACCCCGACATTGAAATGTACGTCTACCCCGTGCCGACACGGGCGCTGGAGTGGCATTTCATTTCAGTGGAAGAACTGACCCGCCCCGCTGACTTGACGACAACGCTGGCGTTCCCGCCAGGCTATTTGCGGGCGTTCAAATACAATCTGGCGTGCGAACTGGCGCCAGAGTTTGGCGT